ATTGGTGATCGCGCCAGTATGTTTATACTGACTGGTGGAATTTCTTGGTTGACCGAGCAACTGATGCCCGAAGGTTCTACTGGTGAACCTACTCAGCCGACTGTTCAGATAATGACAAGTACGGTAGGTAGCCCTATTCTTGATGCTCTTGGAATTGTTAAAATTACAGGAAATCTTTTATGGTATGGACTAGCACGAAATGTCGCACAGACATCAACGACGCCTGGCGGTAAAGGTGGCGGTGGTGCTGAAACAACAACCACGAATGGCTACAAATACTACATGTCATGGGCTATGGGATTACTCCTGGGTGAGATAGATACTGTCTATGCCATCTACCGAAATGACGATATCGTTTGGAGTGGAACATTAAATCGTCCTGCATCGGGTGGTGAAGAGACTGTAACACTTACTGACATGGGATCAGCAACAATCTACTTTGGCACGGATGATCAAGTAGCCAATACCAAACTTGGGGCGGCTCTTGACGATGCGACGTTAAACCCTCCGTATCGAGGTTTATGCTGGATTTACTTCGATGACTGTTACATCGGCACGTACAATCGTACTCCTACTATGAAATTCGTCATGCGAAAATCTCCCGATTGTAGTTTCGACACGTATTCGACGTATAAAACAATACAAGATTATGATTACAATCCGATGCATGCAATATGGTATATTCTCTCAATACTCGGAGGTTTGTCTACAACTTGGCTTAATTCGACTAACTTTCTTTCTGTTTCTCAAACGCTTTATGATGAATATCGTGGAATCAGTATCTTATTTTCTAATGCTCAAACAGCGCTAACATACATTGAATCTATCAATGCTCATATTGATGGCATTCTTCGTTATGATATAGATGCAACATTTACACCCAAATTGATAAGAGATGATTACGTCTTAGGGGACCTACAGACTCTTGATGAATCTGTTCTCTTAGACGATCCCACATTCGACAGGAAGAGTTGGATCGATACTGCTAACGAACTCAAAGTTCAATACACTGAATTGATTACGGCTAGAACAAGAAAAGTCTGGCAGACGCTCAATTTCGGTTGGTATTCGGCCGATGGTCTTGAGGCTTATCGAAGTGATAGTCGAGGAATAAAATGTCTCGATTGGTACGGGCCGCGTCATGAAATAAGAGAATCTAGCGGACGAAGTGTGGGGCAAAAAATTTATGTTGAAGCAACAGTGGAAGATTTAGGTGTTACGTTTTCTGAATATTACGCAACCTTAGGTTTATGGACATATGGTAATAACACCTGGTCTTTTGGATCTAATGGTGGTGTGCCTCGTGTAAATTATGCTTATCACGGAGGAGTTGTTTCTTGGAGAAATATCGCTATTGATAAGATAAAATATGGTGACATCCTTATGATGGCCTTTGATTTAACAGATTTAGCCGGAGGGACGGCAAAAGTTTGGTTTGGTGTTAATGGCGTTTGGTTTGAATCCGGTAATCCCGCGATAGGATTAACTCCACAATGGAGTAACATCTTTTTAGTCGGAACATTATACGTATGGATGAAGACCTCTAATAATGAGGAAAAAATGTGGATCAATTTCGGACAGAACCAATTTAAATATGATGTGCCCGATGGCTTCACAGAAGGAATATATACTCTTTTATAGGAACGTAAAATGGCATTAGACTTTCGTACATCAGAAGGATCTCCCATATCAAGAGACATCGGAAATAAAGAAGTTCAAGGGCGACTTGTGTCCAGCACCGTGCAACTAGCCTCCTTTACCACCAATAGGAATGCTGTTTGGGCCGGTGATAATGCACTTAGAAAAACATCATACCCTTTAGCAAGTTGTAAGTTTCTCGTAAATCGAGATCTTTTCCGATTCCAAGTCGGTGATGCATTCAAATTTACATACGCTAATTATAGTATATCTGAAATGGTGTGTCGAGTTCTAAACATAGAGGAAGAAAATCTAAACTCTGAAAATATTATAATCACAGCTGTAGAAGATATCTTTTCCATAAGCTCTGTCGCGAGCGCGGTATCTGATCCAGTAGACCATACAATACCAACACCAACATACACAGTGAGTCCCGTATCATTTCAAGACGTTATTGAAGCACCATATTTAATAGCACAAGATAACCTTGCTATAATACCTCTTGCTGTAAGATCCTCTGATGAAGATTTAGGTTATCTTTTATATATGAGTTCTGATGGTGGCACATCTTATGACTTGCTCAGTTCAATGGTATCTTTCAATCCTTATGGGACGTTAGTTCGGGAGTATCCCGTAGATACCTATCAAATAGATGATGTTTTCGGTTTAATCGTTGATTTCGTAAATGATGACGTTGATTCTTTTGAGAGTATCACTCGACAAGACATGCTTGGTCTTAGCAACCTCGCTATTGTTGGTGATGAAATAATGTCAATTCAAAACATTACACCTGTTGATGGTGGAGCTGGACGTCGTTATCATCTTACTGGCGTTTATCGTGGCCGCTTCGACACAGAGTTATCAGCTCATGCTGCTGATGAAGCACTCTTTTTAGCCGACGGCACCAATTTAGAGTACGTCATTAATGATGGCTTCCTTCCAGCGGCAGAAAGAAAGTTTAAATTTGTTCCTTACAATATCAAGGAGACCGGCGAGATTGCAGATTCTGCGGTCACAACATTAACTTTTGTCAGTCGTGCAAGGAAACCACTTGACCCGATAAACTTTAGGGCAAATGGTGACAAAACTGATGCTGTTTATTTCACTGATATCGATTTGACATGGTCACCACGAGTCAGAGGAGATGGAGCTGGTTTTTCTGCACCAACGACAGTCGATAAGTATCCTACATGGGAAGGTTATTTTGAGATCGAAGTTTACGTAAGCGACATACTCATGAGGACAAAAGATAAGGTCGATGATTTCAGTTGGACATATACTGAAGCGATGAACTTAGCCGATAATACGACGTTGGCATCTGAAGTAGCTTTCAAGATGAAAAATTTTATCGAATACGAAGATTGGGATCAAGCAGAAACAGATCAATTTACTTTAACCGTTAGGAGGGCATGATGGACAACCTTTCTTTAGACGATGTAACTTACGGAACAACGGGTTGGAACGGCTTAGTTCAATCCAACTTTGAAAAGATAACAACATATATTAATGAAAAATTAAACCATGACAATATTGTCTGCATGAGTAACGTAGTAATATGCTTCGACAACGATGTTGTGACAATGGAGGGAGATTAATATGCCAGATTTACGAGAAATTTCTTTGACGTTAGTCGGCTCTGCTACGATTGATGGTAAAGGTGTCGCCAAACAAACTATTTTTACGGTCCCGACAGGAAAGATCTTTATTCCTTTCGCTGTAGAAATTACGAATCCATCAGCTACTCTTGCAGGACTGGTTGACATGGACGTTGGCGCTGGTGCAAATGCTGACGACTGGTTGCTCGAGGTAACGTTAAATGCTTTCACCGCAACAACCGATTATGGAATTCTCATGCAACCTGCACAAGCTGCCGGGCCTCCAATCGTACCCGCAAAGAAGACACATAACGTCGCTGGGGACGTCTTTGGTGTCTTAATAAACACTGTATCAACAGGTGCTGCAACATTCACAGCGAGTCTCTTTGGCTTTTTGATCGATGCATAAGGTGTAATCAATGTCTACGTCATTAGAATCCCGGCTTATAAAAAAGGTTCCCTTTCTCCTTAAAGATGCTGATCCGACAACGGCAGATAACTATTTAGAACCCCCCTATTTGTGGCTGAATCGAGCGACTAATACTGTTTTTATCCTCGTAGATGTAACTGCTGGAGTTGCTACCTGGTATGAATTTGCTTTTGGCAGCTTGGTCAATGCCATTCTTAAGGCTATCGTTACCACGAAAGGGGATATTATAGGTGCCTCTGGTAGTGCGGTACCTGTAAGATTTCCTATTGGTACAGATACTTTTGTTTTGACAGCTAATAGTGCTCAAGCCTTAGGGTTAGAATGGGTTTCCCCTGGTGCCCCGGCGGCTCATGCTGCTACACATGAACCTTTAGGTGCTGATGAAATTTCTGTTGCAGGACTTTCTGGAGAACTCGCTGATGACCAGCCGCCAAAAGCTCATGCATCCGATCACACCGATGGCACAGACGATATCCAATCTGCCACGAATCTACAGAAAGGTGTAGCCACAGCTGCACAAATCACGGCTCTCGAACTTGCTGTGACGAAGCAACATGATCGTTCGCATTCAATCGTGAGCACTTCAGACCACAGTGATGTTGCTGACTTCGTAGATGGGCCACTATCTCCCGGTGTGTTGACTGGGGGATTGATTTCAGAAGGAACTGTAGGAACCGTAACGGTATCAGCAATCACAGCCCTGCTTCGGACAGACGTAGCAACGACGGACCCTCTCGTTTATGTAGAACTTGCCGAGCAAGCGAATAACGTAATAGGCTCCGCCGACACAAAGTATCACGTAGGACTTGATTATAACGGTGGAGTCCCTCAAATCCTTGTGCAAACAGCTAATTTCAACAGGACGACAGAAATTGGCTTAGGCACTTGTATGAAGGATACTAGCGTCCCGGTGCGAACTCATTTCTCAAACGGCGGCATGAGGCACCAAGATGGAGTCTCTAAGTTACAACAGCGAGCATCTACGTTACGACGTACAGAACTTGCTCCTGGCGGAGGCGGATGTGCTATAGCTGACGTAGGCGGTGCATCTCTGCAATTCAGCATTCAATCAGGAATAGTGTATCACGGAATCTATCGTATGACTCCATTTGATGCGGCTCCATACGACCCTTACATTTCAGGAGATGATGGATATTTCTTAGTTTACGGCGACACAGCAACAGGGTTTACCATCTCTGACGGTACAGATACAGCTATAAATAATACTCAATATTGGAACACTACAACTCATGCGCTGGCTCTCGTTACACCTAATCAATACGCATGTCATTGGGTTTACATTCACACTGATGATGAACATGTTTATGTGGTACTT